TTGACTTTTTATTTGCAGGCTTTCACTGACCATTTACGCTCTGTTTTGCACACATAGCAACGTATTCTCCGATACTAACCCATCAGAAATAGGGCGGTATTTCGCTTTCATCTTTTCGTTGATCATGCGGTACTCATCCATGGTGATCAGACCTCGTTCCAACATGAGCTTGACGCGCCCCATGGTGACCGAATAGAGCATTTCGGTACGGAATTCCTGCTCTGTCATCTGCATCGCCTACCTCCGTACCGACCCTCAAGATAACAGGCGCGGGAGCAGTATTTTCGCTGGGCGTTGCCATATGCGGAGAATTGCTTCCCACAGGCAGGGCAGGTAAAATGGTAGATGGCTCTGCGCCGCACCTGATCCAGATGGCTGTTCCACCAGGCGTTGCGACAGGAATCCGAGCAGAAGCGCTTCCGCTTTTGGCCTGACACCTGTTCGATGGTTTTCCCACAGTTATCACACTTGCATTCCGCCTGTTTCGGCGAAGCCGGCTGTGGCAGCGGCTCAAACGCTGGCTTTTCCATATGGACAGGCTTCGCTTGGCGCAGATAGGACTTTACAGTATTGGGGGAAATGGATATCATGTTGGCGATCTTCTTGTATCCGAGCCCCTGGGCGCGAAGGCTGTCTATTGTGGCTCTCTGTTCGTTAGTCATCGCTCTTGCCCTCCAGTCTGAGGAAAGAGCTGTCGTTTTTAGGAGCCCTTCCTCAGTGACAAGGGATAAAAAACAACCCCCGGCGCAAAAGTATAGGTCTCAATAAAAAAGACCGCCGATAAGGAAACGCGTTCTCATCGACGGTCATGTCAATTGATGTGGCTCGGACCTTTATCTCTAAATGAGACAAAGGTCAGCCCCAGCCCGTTTTGATATCAATTCCTGCCTTCACCATTATGCTATAGGGCCCTGATCGAATCATATGGCTCCTGCTGGACACTTGTCCTCCGGGCACAGCACTCATCAGGTTACGATCTCGCTGTACTTCCCCGACACCCATCCGATCTGGCTGCCGATAGCAATTGCGTGCCAACCGTTTACCGCAGTGGCAATCCACTCCAGCCTGACACCGTCCTTCACAGCGGTGATCCGCTGGTAGCTGGTATCGTTGCCGACGCGGATGTTGACCGTTCCGCCATCACAGGTGATCACCACACACTTTTTATCGGAAGCAGGTTCTTCCTGCCCTGCTTCCGGCTCCGCGGTCTGTGTCTGCTGACCGACATCGTTGTCAGCAACAGCAGCCATCAGCGCAGTGTGAGTCTGATCACCATATTTCCCGTCCTGCTTGAGCCCTGCTTTCTTCTGGAAGGCTTTCACGGCGGCCTCGGTCTTACTGCCGAAGTCGCCATCAACCGCAAGCCCAGCGCCCAGCTGGTTCAGCAGCTCCTGCAGGGTCTTCACATCCCCGCCGACAGAGCCGTTCTTCAGCAGACGGCTGCCCAGGGTGTAGGTTACCGTCTCTGCGGGCTGTGCGGCAGCTGCGCCGCCATAGTCGATGAAAGGCAGCTTTGCCCAGTGCTTCCACGTGCGCTCCCTCACCACAGTCTTGACGCAGCCATAGTTGAATCCCCGCCACTCCACGGCGTAGCCGCCGCCCACGTAGTAGCCGATATGCCCGTCCGTGAACAGCGCAATGCCCACGATCTCCGGCAGGGTATCGATCGTTCCCCAGTCCATGCCCTTACTCTTGCAGTAGGAGAACATGCCGCTGGCGCTCTTGTCCGGGCAACCGTTGGAGCCGTACTTGCTGGTGTACTTCTGGTCTGTGCCGATGGATTCCAGTACCCCGATGCCGCCACCTGTCCAGGCGTAGCCTTTGCAGCCGCCCACGCAGTCGGCCACCACCTGCCTGTTGGCGATGTCCTGCTTATAGCGGGAAGTGCGGCTGGAACCGTAGTGAGACGGATACTGCTTCGTCTTACTGTTCAGTACCGACGTAGATGCCTTGTAGACACAGGTGCCGTACCAGTAGGGGCTCTTTTTCGCCGCCATCTTCAGACACCAGTCGGCGAAGTGCTCATTGGTGAAAGGAGTGTTGATTCTCTCAGACATGATGTTTCCTCCAGTCATGAAATAAGGGCGGCGGTCATTCGCCGTCGCCCTGGTCGGTCGTTCTTTCCTTGTCGTGGAGCTGGGAAAGGATGTCTTTCAGTTTGTCCGGGATGGGCAGGCCGACGTGCGCGGCATTTTCGAGCAGGCTGAGGCCTTCGTTACTGAGATAGAAGCAGATGACAGCGCCTCTGAGCGCGCTGCCCGTGCCCACCACATGCAGGTCGATGATGTGCGCCACGCCCACCAGCATCAGGATGAACACCTTCTTGCAGATGCCCTTGAAACCCACAGCCGAAGACAGCTTTTTGTCGATGATGGCGCACATCACACCGCTGATATAGTCCAGCGTCATCAGCACGATCAGCGCGATCATCAGGCCGTCCATGCCGCCCCAAAAGTAACCCAGCCACCCGCCCAACGCGGTGACGGCGATCTGCACCTTCGTCCAGATCAGATCAATGGAAAAGTCTCTCATCTTCGTTTCCTCCGTTCGTTTGATGTATATGGAAAACCCGCCCTCTTTGCGAGAGCGGGCCGATCCCGGGAATGCTGCGTTTTCATATTCGTCTCCCTATACCTGAATCCATGAACCGTTGCTGCGATAGTATGGAGCGACCTGTACCCATACACCGCCCGTTCTGTAATAGACGGCGCATTGCACCCACGTTCCATTTTGCCTGTACCAAACTGTCGCCGCCTCATACGTCACCGTTATGGTGATGGATGTGATGCGGGCATAGTTAGTGGAATATGTGGTGGAACTGGATGATTTTTCGCCGTTGTAGAGTACCAGCGCCGAGTTGCCAGCCTTCAGGTATGCGGACAGCGCATTAAAGAATGCCGAGTTGGACGATGCGCTCAACGTATGTGTAGTCGTGTTTCCGTAGAATTTGCCTGTCAGAGTACCCAAGCTGTCTCCGACCATAGCGGAGCCGTTAATCCCGGAAGGGAACGTCTGCTGTTTCGCCTTGCGGAACGTCAGTACTTTGGAACTGCTGCCGGAACCTGCAGAGGAACAGGCAATGGAGAACACGATGCTTTTGATGATTTTTCCTTTCAGCGCTGCGCCTGCGCCGGTGAAAATCATCACACCGACGCGTGATCCGTTTGCGGATGTATTCTGGTAGGCTCCCTGGCAGGCGCCGTTGGAGGTTCCCTTGTTCCAGGTACTGCTGCCGTAAAGGGCGTAGCCTATGGTTGCATTGCTGTTTGCAGTTGCTGAGAATATCTGCGCCATATCCTCACCACCTCATCAAACCGGTATCAGGCATATCTGCCCATCAATGCCTGTCGATGGCAGGGATGCTGCATAGAATATACCGAGGTTGTTCAGCGCCGCTGCAGCCGTCGTCGCGCCTGTGCCGCCGTTGGCTACGGGTACGCCGGAAACCATCCCCGCGTGGAAGATGCGGTAATTTCCCCATGCGCCGTTATCCGCAACGCGCAGCATGACCGCATTATCCATGCTGTTCTCATATGTCTTTGTGCGCACCTCCAGCATCCGGCGATTGTTGCCCGTGCTGTCCTCCCATGACGCAAACGAGGATGCGCCAATATAGCTCCCCTCGAATACAGTCCGGTTAGTCGTGCTGTTGTAGTACGGGAGCAGATACACGGACGGATACAGGTATCCCTGGATGGACAGGTTGCCCGTCATGGTATCGCCGGCTTTATTCACCGCGCCGAGCGCAGACCTCGCTCCCGCCGCCGTGCTTGCGCCGGTGCCGCCCTGTGCGACCTCCAGCGGCTCGGACAGCTTCAGCGGCCAGCCGAACTCCGCATAGCCAGAAGTCTCTGCTACCTTGCCAAAGGCGATACCAGTCCCATCCGCCAGGAAGTCCATGATGACGCCCTTTGTGCCGATGGACACCGCCTGCTCCACATAGTAGAAATAGTCCTGCAGGCGCACCTTCAGATCATAGCTTGCAAGGGCGTCAAAGGTCTGCGTCAGCACCTTGTCCGTGGCGCTCAGGTTATAGGATGTGACTGGCAGGCTTTCCGATTTCGTCCATTCCGTATCGGAGGCCAGTTTGTAATACACCACGCAGGCCAGCGCGTTCTTGTTGTTCAGCGAAACGACCCCGCCCTCGAAGGAGTATCGCACGTTTGTGCCGTCCAGCTGCGCCGCGCTGCCGTCACTGTTGCAGCGGTCCGCCTTGAACAGCCGGATGGACGGATAGCTGTAATCCAGCACCGTCAGAGTCTCCGTATAGGTGGCCGTCCGTCCTCTGCTGTCCGTCACCGTGACAGTTAGCGTCATATCCCCCGAGGCCGACAGCTTCTTGCTTGCCGTGAAGGACGCTGCGGTATATGTCACGCCGTCCAGCGAGGTGCGGTATGATGTTACTGTGCTCCCATAAGAACCCGTCGCTGTGATATCCACGGACAGCGTGCTCAGCGTTTTGACATACGCCTGAATTCGCGTGGCGACTGTTGAGTTGGTGTCCTCCACGGTCACCGAGGAGATTGACGGCACAATAGTGGAAGGCACATTCAGCGTCAGCGTGTAGGTGCGCGTGCCGGTCAGCACACCGCCGTTGTAGCTCTGGCAGGTAATGGTGCATGTACCGCTGGTGGCGCTGGGGATCTGCGCGGCAAGCGTCAGCGCGGGCGTCCAGCTGACCGATGCGCCAACGCCTGTGGCGATCGTGCCGCTGGTATTGCCGAAGGTATAAAGCAGCGTGTGTGTCGTGGCCGTGCTGACCCGGTTGGTATAAATCGTCACCGCACTCCCCATGTTCACTGAAGTGGATGACACAGACGGCTGCGACACAGCCTCCTCGTAGGTGATGGTGATCGTGACACTGTTCCATTGCAGATAGTTGTACGAATACCCCTGACTGGAGGTGCTGGGACTGGGATTGTAGATCGTGAAGCTGTTGTTGCCCTGGGCAATATAGGCGGCCATGGCAGTGAACAGGGCGCCGGTGATCTGATAGCTCGTCGTATTGCCATAGAACGACCCGGAGAAGGTTCCCAGCGCGTCGCCCTTATAGCCAAGACCTGTAACGCCTGACGCGATGCCGCTCTGGTAATTTGCCTTGCGCAGATACACCGTCTTGGTACTGCCCGCGCCATATCCAGCTTTCGCCGCGTCAACCGTCAGCCAGATGCCGGTGATTACCTTGTTCGCCAGGTTCATGCCGGAAAACGAAATGATGCCCACGTAGTTGTAGCTGCTCTCGTAGTATTCCTGGCAGGCAGCGCCGGATTTGGCGTTGGAGCTGGAATTGGTTTTACGGGTGCACAGCGAAGCCGTATACGCTACTGTTGAAGCCATGATGATCTCCTTTCCCGGCGTCAACCGTTGTAGATCAGGGAGAGATTGCCGTTGCTCTGGGGCTCAAAGGCGAATTTGCCGATGATGAGCTTTGTCAATATCTCCGCCTGCGTGACATAGAGCTTGTTGTTGCTGAGGTACGCGACCTCCGTATCGTTCATATAGAAGGCCAGCCGGTCATTCACCACGCGGAAGGTGAACGGATTGCCCGTCTTGCCGATGGACAGACCATCCTCCCCGAAGGTCAGGTAGGTGCGCATGACGGCCAGTTCCTCCTCCGTTGCCTCCCGTGCGTTGGCCAGATCCTGCTGCAGCTGATTGACCCTGGTCACCGCCCAAGTGTAATTGCTTTCCGTCTGCTCGGAGAGTGTGCTGACCCGCTGGGTGACCTGCGTCATATCGCTGGCCAGGGCGTAGGTCGCCTGCACCTCCTGCCGAATGCTGTCCGCCTCCGTGCTGATCTGCGCTCTTACGGAGGACAGCTTCTGCTCCAGAACGTCTTCCGCATCCTCCGGGGCCGCCGTCCAATCCGTGGCGCGATTGCCGCGCTCCAGCTTGATCTGGTGAATGATTGTACTCGTTGTTCCGGCGCTGGCGGGTTGACGGTAGATCATGATATCCGCGTAGTCCGGCTCGGTGTCCGGGGATTTGCCATCTGCGTACTGTGCGATAAAGGTTCCCTTTGCCACCTGACGGACGGCTCCGGCCAGTGTGATGGTGGCCAGCGTCTTATCACCATCCGATGTGCGGACGGTAATGGCATTCAGCTCTCCCATGGGTGTGATGGTCATGGAAAGCGTATACTCTTCACCTGCCGTCATCGGTTCTGACAGCGCATATCTGGCAAGGAGGGCAGCGGACGCTGAGGATTCAGATCCGGAATTGAGAATGTAGTTCCTGCCGCCGACTTCCAGATTGTCGATGGCTTCCTGCGCCTCATCCGCGGCCACATATGCCTCATAGGCGATCTGAGAAATCGCCTTGAAACCGCCGTTGTAATAACGGAACATGGGATGCTCCGGAGCAAGCACGGCGTTGACGGTCGTGCTCATGAGTCCCAGGAGGATATAGGTATAACCATCCTCCGTGGTCGGGACAACCGTTGTCAGCACCCCGGCGGCGGGCGTGAACAGGGAGCCGCTCAGCGTCCCTTTGATGTAAACAGCAGCGCCGGCCGTGCCGGAAAAGCCGGATACCGTATTCGCCAGTGAAAAAGCCGTCCCCCAGGAGATATAGTTGTTGGTCTGGGTCAGCGCCGAGGCGGTGTAGGCCGTGCCCACATAGAGGATCGGCCGGGTGACATCAAATGCGGTGGTTGAAAGCAGCATGAGCTTTCCAGCGCTGTTGAACACACCGATGCGCCCGGCGGAGATTGCTCCCACAGCGGTTACAGACGCTTTGTAGGCGATGCGGTCATAGTAGTTTGTTGTCGTATCCTGATTCCGGGTGATCCACCAGCCCGTATAGCTGCCGCTGCCATTGATGGGGGTATTGACTCTGTAGGTCATCTGCGTAACATTGCCCACCGCCACATGGGTGGTACACCGCGTCGTGCCGTTGATGTACACATTCTTCGCGCCGGTGGTCGTGCCCTCTGACAGCGTGAGATTGAGCGTTGCCGCCGTGGACGTGCCGGCGAACGGCAGCCAGTACAGGATGGTCTGGCCGTCCTTCAGCGCGGAAAAGCTGGCGCGGCCTGTCCAGACATTGGTGGCCGCTGTCTGTGTTCCTACAATGACCTCGACGCTTGCCCCGTCATTCAGGTCGGCGATGGTAAACTGCGCCTGCGCGATCATTCACTCCACCTCACAGACAAATACGGTCTTCACATCCACATCATCGCCGTCCACATAGATCACCTTGCCCGTTGCGAACACCGCCCCGCTGTCCAGCGGATTTCCGTCCTTATCCCGGCGGTACCACTTATAGGTCTTCTCATGTCCATAGGCAGCGTCCGAGGTGACATCCATCCAGGCGGAGCCGCCGTAGCGCATGAGCTTTGTGGTCGCGCCCGAGGCTTGGATCTGATAATAAAAATCCCCGGCAGCAGGGCTGGCCGGAGCCGTGGTCGTGTATGTTGTAGACTTGAGAGGGTCAACTTCCGCTCCGTTCTGCCACAGGCGGCAGATCAGGCAGGTCTGGCCAATAGTGTTTTTGAACACATCTCCGGCAGTGCTGTCGATGTCCGCCTGATAGTTGTCGGTCTTGTCGATGATGGTAATCGTGTCGTAGAAATAAACAGTCGACGTGTTTTTGTACCTCGCCCTACAGCGGTAGGTGGCAGAGCCCTGCACATCTTCCGCCTTGACGGTGAGCGTGTTGCCCGCTGCCGCAGCGGCTTCCTCCTTCACCGTGACCCAGCTGCCGCTCTCGAACTTCTCCCACAGGAAGAAACCGTTGGCGTTGGTGGTCAGATCGGTTGTGCCCTGATAGAACTGGGCGTTGACGGTGATCTCGTCCGTATCGTTGGCCAGCCCGTTGGTAAAGACCGTTCCGTCCGGGGCGTAGACCGTCAGCACATAGGCCGCCGTACCGGTCGCACCGGTGTTGACCTTGCTCCACTGGAGCTTCAGCGTTGTCGCCACAGGCGATGTCACGGGAATCGATACCTCGCCCTGGGTCTGGCCGCTCCCGCCGAGGGTGGCGTTGGAGGCAATCACGATGGAAAGCGGCACTTCATTGTCCGCTGCCTCGCCAACGGTGATCGTCATGCCCGTGGGCATCCCGGTGGGCGTGCCGACCGTGGGTGTGACCTTCGTCGTACCGGTATAAGCCACCACATTGCAGTTTTTGGTGACAGTGGCAACCTTGCCGGCATTGGTTCCCGCAAAGGTCATATTCTCGTTGGTGAGGAACACTACGGAAGCGTCCTTGCCCGCCGCGCCTGTGCCGCCGGGAGCGCCGTCTGAACCGTCAGACACTTTGTACAGGGAAGTTGTATCACCGATATTGGCATCGCTGGTCGTGATGCGCAGTGTGGCCGATTCGCCGTTCCAGATGGCGTGAGTGGGCTTTACGATGAGCGTTGTGCCGGTGATGCTGGCGTTGTCGCTGGTGGTGGGATAATCCGCCCATGCGCCGGAGCTGTTCTTGTACTGCCATTTGCCCATGGTCACGTTTTGCAGATTCGCTGTCAGCGTGATCTGCGCCGGGCTGACGGCAGCGTTCTTATCATACTTAAAGACCTGCTCACCGCTGATCCATGCGCTCTTTGCGTTTTCGCCTGTGCTGATCAGGGCAAAAGAGATGTCCGCCGTAGCATTGATGGTCATCCCGGTATCGGGGTCCGCATACGCCACATAGGCGATATACGTCAAAAGCCCGCTGGCAACCGAGGCCAGCTTGTTCTGACTCACGGTAAGTACCTTGTTGCTGACCGTTTCGCCTGTGGTCAGCGCGGCTTCCGAGCCAGAGCCTTCCTTGCGTTTCCATGTAATGGTGAGCGCTGTATTCGTCAGCGCAATAGCGGTCTGGTTGGAGTAGACCACTGGGGTAATGACCAGCTTTCCCGCCGTGGTCGTCCAGTCTGGCTGATAGGCGGAAGCGTTGACATCATGGATCTGCGTCCGGGGCTGGTTGGCTCCGAGGTAGCAGGAGAGTGACTTGCCATCGCTCAGGTCGATGATGGTTTTGCTGCCGGTTGCAATGATGGCCATATCAGGAATCCTCCTCCAATTCACAGGTATAGGTTGCGCTGTACAGGATGTCCTGTACGGTCAAGGTGATACTTTTCATGCCCGTGTGTGCGGTATTCCAAAGGGCGTCCGCTGTACTGTCGGAAGAAACGCGCTTCCAGGAAAAACGAGCCGTAGGGATGTCGTCCGTCACATTCTCACTGCCATGCCACACGCGGGCGGACAGTGTGGTACTCTTGATATCCTCGGACAACAGGTCGGATGTGGAGATGATCTCCAACCGATATCCGATAAGGGTATCCATATCCTCGTAGACCTTCTCCACCCGCTGATTGATACCCGTATTGCTGGACAGGTCGAGCGTTTCGCCGAAATTGGATACCACATGGTCCGTTGTCAGCGTCCCGGCTTTGATGTTGCTGCCCTCAATGGTGTCAGCGGCAATTTCCGCACCGGTGATCGTGCCCGCGAGGATCTCATTGGAAGTGATCGTCCGGGCGGCGATCTCATTTACCGTAATCGCTCCGGCAACCACCTTGTCTCCCGTGATGCTCCGCTCCGTCAGCACATCACCGTCCAGGGAATCCACATTCTGGGAGACCAGCCCTCCGGAATTGTTGAGCGCATATACCACAGAGCTTTTTGAGCCGACAAGTTCCAGACGCTCAACAGACAGCGTACCGGCGTTGATCTTGTTGGCGGTCAGTTCCACGATCTTGGCATCCGTGATGGAGCCGTCCGCGATCTGTGTCGTGCCCACCGCCTCCGCGCCGATGAGCGCCTGCGTGATCGCGGCCTGCCCGATCTGCGCCGTGCCGACAGCGGCGTCGGCAATCTGCGCCCGCGTGATGGCAGCGTCCTGAATGTTCGCCGTTCCGATAGCGGCGTGGGCGATCTTCCCGTTGGTGACGGACAACTCGCGCAAACTGCTGCCCGATACGGAGCCCGGCGCGATCTTTGTCGCCGTCACCGCGCCTTCTGTCAGCTGATACCCGGCCACCGCGCTGCTCTCCACGGCGAACACGTTTCCGACGGTGATGCTGTTGTACCGCCTTGTCAGCGCATCCCACTCATACCCGGAAACCTGCGCCTTTGCCATAAAACCCGTAGGAGCGTGACGGATGCGCACCAGGTCATACAGAAAAACGCGTTCCAGATTGCGATACTGCCGATACTCTTCCGTATCACCGATGTGGATGAAATCAATGTCCAGAGTCAGGTCAGGCAGATCGCAGCCCTTGGCGAATTCATCCTGAGCGGCCTGCCGCATCAGCTCATAGCACTGTTCTTTGGTGAACGGCTCGATGTCAGATACTGGCTCGTCATCATCCTGCTCATCGTCTCCGTCTGATACGATGACCTCTTTTGCGTCCGATACCGACAAGGTGCCGGTATGAATGACGGGATACTCTCCGATATGTGGGCTGTCGATCCACTGCTCCGGCAGAAGCATCCTGCGCCCTTCCGCGTCCTCGCCGATGGGCACGATGCGGGTAATGACGCTGTCCGTGCTCTTGCTCCAGGAGATACCCGTCATGTTCTTTCCGTAGGCGATCTCATAGCCACAGTCTGGCGGGTCATCATTATCCAGAAGATAGAAATCGGCGTTGTTGCGTACCAGCCGCGCTCGGGAACGCTGCACCAAACCGATGTCCGGATCCAGCAGATACTTGATAGGATTGACGAAGCTGCGGTCGCCCAGGCTGACCCTGCGGGCAATGTTGGTAGCAAGAATGCGGTCATCCGGGGAAAGCAGCGCCTCCCGCATTTTGGATAGAGCATTAACCACATAAGTGCCGACCTGGATGGACAGCTTTCCGCACATGTTGCCCATGAAGTCGTAGCTGATATGCCGCGCCTCCACGGTCACTTCGTGGTTGGCGGTGTCCACGCTGACGGAGTATATGCGAAAGCACTGCTCAGTGGCCTGCTCCGCCGGGACAATGACCGTGCCGTCATCCTCAAGAGGCTTGTAAGCGGGAACCGGCGCTTTGATGATCCGCTCCTCCTGCAGCTCCTTCCAGCGAAGGTCTTCCGTAATGAGATGCGCCAGTTTCAGGCTGAAGTCACCGCCCGCGATCTCCGTGACGGTACAGGAGGATGGCTGCAGAATGCACAGGCCGTTGCCGTGCCAGGATGTTGTGTTGGCTTCGTAGATACAGATCATGGACGGTCACCTCCTCCCGCTATTTACCGTTATAAATACCGCCAGTTTGGCGTCACCACCAGCCTGACCACCTTCCCCGTCCAGCTGATGGTACTGTCCCCGGGCGGCAGATACTGCGGATCGCCATCCACCTTGTCATTCAGCAGTTCGCTGCTATCAAGGCTCATGCACTCCTGCGCCTCCCAGTCCAGGATGATGCCATTGCCGATGCCGCTGAGGGTCACGGCTCCACTGTATGTAATCAAGGTGATCGTACCGCTGCCGTACAGGGTGAATTTCGGCCATGCCGGAACCGTGCCCGGATTGTGGATCGTCATGCCACTGGCTGTCAGAGTGATGTCCTCCGCCGGTGGGTACAGGCGCTTATACGGCTGGCACTGAAAAGGCACAGCGAAGCTCCGGTATCCGCACCCGCGGAGGATTTTGCTGAAATCAATCTGGTTAATGATTCTTGCGTCATATGAGCGGTTCGGCTCGTTGCCGAACACCACGTTTCCGGAGCCCTGGAGCCATGCGCAGATGCGTTCAATGTCAGCGTCCGGCCTGACCCAGCACTGCGCTGTTCGCAGCACAGGCTCGTACACAGGCAGTTCGCTCTCCGGCAGCATCAACACGCCGGACCGCCCCGGAATGGTGATCTGGTTCACGCGCTCCTTCGGGCGGGAGATGGCGGGGTATTCCGACACCATAATGCCATAATTCTCTGAACTTTCACCGTTCCACAGAAAATAGGGATGCGCCACAAAATCACCTCCGTCAGTATCCGTACCCATGCTGCCGCCTGCGCGTCATAGCGCTGATCTGCGCGGCAAGGGACTGCGCGTCCATATCATTGGCCATGACCATGTTTTCCACGTTCACGGCGGGCACCGTCTCCGGCTCCGCGCTGTTCGCCTTCACAGCCGCGATCAGGTCGCCAAGCAACGATTCGATGTTCTCCGTTGAGCGGTCGTTCATGAAGCCGGACATGACATCGATCATGCCAGCCTTCAATCTGGCGGACATCTCCGCCCATAAGGTGTCCAGCGGCAGGATGGCTTCCGCGCCGGCCTCGCCGACCCCCTGCAGACCCGCTGCGCTGCCGAGGATGGTGGGCTTGTCAAAGACGCCGCCCAGGGCGTTCCACGAGACGGACAGCTTCGGCAGCTTGATGCCCCAGCCGATGTCGTTCCAAGTGACGTTGATTTTCGGCAGCTTGAACTCCGGCAGTTTCCACTGGAAATTGAACAGGCCCTTGAAGTAATTAACCTTCTCCTGCAGCCAGGTCTTTGCCGATTCGATGGGGCTTTTGATAACGCCAAGCACGCTGTCCCAGGTGCTCTTCACACCGTTTTTGATGTTCGTCCAGCCGTTCACGATGCCGGCTTTCGCGTTGGTGATGGCGGAGGACACAGCGCCTGTGATCCCGTTCCACGCCGTGGTGTCGTTGCTCTTGAGCGTATTCCAGACACCCTCAATACCGGATTTGATGTTGTTCCAACCTGTCGTGGCCCCGGACTTGATGTTATTCCATGTGGTGGAGAAGAAATTCTTCACGCCGTTCCAAACCTCGGTGGCCTTGCCGCTCAGATTTGTCCATACCGTAGAAACCGTAGTCGAGATGCCATTCCAGGCGGTCTCGGCGCCGGTCTTGATATTCGACCAGGTATTGCTGAAGAAGGTCTTCACGCCGTTCCAGGTTGTGGTGGCTGTGGAGGAAATCCCGCTCCATACGCCGCTGATCCATGAGGTGAAGGATGTCCAGGCTGTATTAGCCGCCGTGGAGATGCTCGTCCATACACCGCTGAAAAAGGATGTGATCCCATTCCATACGGTTGAAGCGGTTGTCGAGATGCCATTCCATACACCCGTGATCCACGTTGTAAAAGCCGTCCACGCCGTATTCGCAGCGGTGGAGATGCTCGTCCAGATCCCGGAGAAAAAGGTCACTATCGCATTCCAGACGGTAGAGGCAGCAGTAGAAATTCCTTCCCATACTCCTGTGATCCAAGTGGTGAATGCAGTCCATGCGGTGTTCGCGGCAGTGGAGATGCTCGTCCAGATTCCGC